TCCCGCAGCCACCTCCCCGCCATCGCCATAAACTAAAGACCACAACTTAAAATTGCCGCCTGAATCCTTCCCGGTAACAAAAAGGTTCCAGTCGCCATCATAAACGGTGGCTACGCCAGAGAGGTCGCCGGTTGACTTATCCCAGGCAACCTCATCACCCCAGCTACCACTTAGGCGCTTCGTCACATAGAGGGTCGCCTGGTCGGCGAAGAAAAGGGCGATATCGCCATTGGCTTTGTATGCGGCAGCTAAGCCGTTAATGGCGGTGGTCGGGGTATAGCCCAGGAGCTGGGGGCTTCCCCAGCTCGCCCCGTAGTCAGTGCTCTTCAAGTGGTAGAGCTTGCGGTCGCTCTTAATCCAGAAGATAGAGACCTCAGCCCCCAGAGAGCAGCAGGCTACAGTAACCGCGTCATACTGGTTGGTGTAGACCCACTGGCTGAAATCGGACTGGGGGCTAGGATTGGCCACCCTCTGGCGATATAGCTTCCTGGAATCAGACGGCGGTGTTACTCTCACCCTGATTAGGGAGCCGTCCCCGGGCATGGTCACGGCGTGAAAGTAATCGGCTTCTGAGCCGGTATAAAGCCTTGACCAGCGCAGGTTGACCACCCCGGCATGCTTATTTGAGGCTTCCACCCTGGCATAGGGAATGTGGGAAGCCTCCTTCTGGGCGGCAAGCAATGTTGAGCTAAGTTGCCTCATTTTTCCTTTAACCTTTTGAGGGCTCTTTCGCCAAAGTATTCTATGATGACTGCTGAGACCAGTCCCACCAGAAGTGCCGGCACTTCAATCTCAGACATTACGCAGACACCATAGACCGTAAACCCCCAGACGATGATAAAGGGTCTGATGATGGCTTTTATAAACTCTATCCACTCTTTCATTTTCGTTTACACCAGTGCTGCCAGGGTATCAGGCAATGGCTTATCTGCCTGGCGGTAATGGTTTGCCAAGTGCCTGGCGGCAAGTAAAATCTGTTCCGGGCTGGCATCGACCTTCTGCCCCCGATAGCCACCTGGGGAGAGGGCAGCCACTGCTGCCGGCATCCGCTCCCAGTCAACCGTCTTCTCAATATCAAGCTTCCCCCTCAAAGCCCGGGAGATGCTCTTATTATGGTGGGGCAGCTTCCAGGTATCAGGGTTATTAGGGTCGCCGACGATGGCAAAAGCCTCCTTGGGCAAGCCCTCTTTGGTTTTAGCTAGTGCCTCTCTCACTGTCATAATAACCTCCTTTACTGTCTGTAGAGCTGGCGAATTCTGACCTTATTCCTTCTCCCCAGCCTCTTCAGCTCGCTCTTAAATTCTTTTAGCCTCTCATTGCCCCAGTTGAGGAAATCCATTGGCGTTCTGTCACCACCGACGCTAACCCTATTAATGGCATAGCTAGCCCACTCTACCGCGGCATAGCCCTCAGCGCCGATAGCCACCAGGTCCTCGTGCTTGGTGGGGATGGTTGACTCCTCAGCATCAAGGGTATGGAGAATACCATAATAGACATTACAGTTGGAGCCGTCAGGGACTTCATCGCCAAACAGGGTTAGGGCGTGCCCCCACAGGGCGAACTTCTGGTAGCAGGGCGGGAACTCGTCTACCGGATACTCCACCGCCTCCACCATAACCCTATCGGCGAGAGCTGATATATCAATCACCCTGGAGCCTGGGGTGGTAGGCAGGGTAGCCTTTGCCGGCAAGGGAACTGCCTCAGAAAACTCCTTTACCGCATGAGCAATGTGCCTATCCAGCTCGTCATCGCTCCAGCGGTAGTTCTCCTCGTCTTCATCCTTAAGGTCACGCCTGACGATGTTTCTCATAGTATTTATATCCATAGTTTCATACCTCCCCCCTTGGTGGGCATTTCTATCTTGGCGGTAAGGGAATCAAAGCCCTGTCCCAGTTCACTGGCAAACAGGTCTTTGAGTAGACCAACGACTTGGGCAACTTCAGCACCACCGCCAGTGTCAAAGGCAGCTAGTAGCCTGGCAATAAGAACTTCAATACCAGAGCCGGTTTCACTGCTAACCAAAATAGCGCTCTGGCTCGGTGTGCCCTCTACACCGGAGCCGGTGTCAGATGACGATTTAGCTTCCGGGGTCTCCAGAGAATCAACGGCATCAACGCCAGAGCCGGTATCCGATGAGGTCTTTTCGGTTACTGGCGTCTCGCCTGTCCCATAAAGGCTTGCTATGTAACCCGCAGCATACCCAAAGGTAGTATTAGTGCAGGGAATATAATCTCCGTTGATATAGTATCTGCCAGCCCCTCCTGAACTATCTCGCTCAATCGCACCAGCAGAGAAATACATACCGATATAGTCCCCTGTCTGGACAGCCATATTTAGTCCAGAGAAGGTCTGCTTGCTTCCCGCCGTTACAGTGCCAATAGTTTCATAATCACGGGTTGAATAGTTGTTACCTGAAACCAGATAAAAGGTTGCCACCTCACAATTACTTAATTGAGAATTCGCCCAAATCTCTACGCTGGTAATTGCGCCAGTATCATTGGCTGGATTATCTGGATATATATTGGTATAGCCAGAAGGCCCAGTAGAACTCCTATCTATTGCCGCTGCACCAATATCAATACTAGCCATTTCTCACCACCCGAAACTCTGAGGCTCGTCCAATTATATCCTCAACTTTTCGCTGGCACTTTTGCTTATTCTTATCAGACATACCCCCAGGCACAAAGCCCTCTTTTGGCTTCCACGCCTTTAGAATGTCCTCACCCCCAGCCCAGATACCAAAAAACTCTTCAAGGCTCTCAACTAATAACTGTTCTATCTCGTCATCCGTAGCATCGGCATCAACATAGACGAAATGGTTATGAAAAGGATTATCTCGCTCAACTTTGGGCAGGCTTTCAAGCCAGCTATTATAGTGGTCCTGGTCAACTGGTGAGCCTTCAGCATCTACTTCGCCAGGATAGCCCCCTTCCGGTATTATTGGAACTTGGACATGGTGTTCCTCATAACGGGGGTCGCCTGGTTCTAAATAAAAGCTGAGGCGCAGTTGCACCTTGCCCTTATGAACAGCACAGCCAGTCGGCTCAATTTTACCTATCGCCATTAAACTCCCTTACTAGCTCAAAGTGATGCTGACTTCCAAAGTCCAGGTGCCACTTGATTTCGTGCCCAGAGAGTCAACCTTCCGATTAAGGCACTTGCCACTGGTTGATTGCTTCACCACCCACTCATTCCAGGCGTAGTTGGCTTCGCTAGCCCCGAAGCTAGCCTTAAAGGTTGCCTTCTGACTGGTGGAAGTAGGATAGCCGCTTTCCATACCTTTGTATGTCTTGTTAGTGGCTGCCTGAAGGTCAGTCTGGGTGGCATTGGCAGCAGTATTGGAATCGCCAACGCCAATCTGGGCGCTTGTGTTATTGAAGTGGTTAGCCGAATCGCCGACTATCAAGTCCCACATCTCATCAATGCCAGTATTTAACAGGCAGTTACCCTCACCCTCAATCACCTCATAAGGCTTAAACCTCTCATAGAAGACTGGCTCCGAACCACGGTAGGGCTCAATGTCCCCCCGGTATTTACTGAGCTTGTAGTGGCAAACCCATCGGGCTACATCTTTGCTTTCCATTTTTCTCTCCTCGGGGGAGCCTCTTACGAGGCTCCCCCAAAATTTATGATTTTACTCCTTAACCCCGATTAAAGCGGCTGCCTTAATTGAGCTGAACAGAGCCAGTGAGCAGTACCACTTAATGCGGGTTCGTGATGCGTCCTTAGTCTCCAGCGAGCCGATTGGCTCCACCGTCAGTTGACCGGGGCTGGTCAAGCCGCATAGAGCGCCTTCCCCCATCTGGAAGGCGTAGATAGTGGAGCAGGTGCCGCCGGTGGTCGCCGTCTCCACGCCACCGCTAAGGACATGGGTATCCAGTATCCAGTCGTTGACGCCAATGGGGATGCCGTCCCACAACTGGACAAAGTTACCCCACTTATCCCGGTCGCTCTCAATCATGCCGCCGGCAGCCCTGACCAGGGCGTTTATTTTCCGCCTTGAGCGTCGGCTCATCAGTAGCAGGTCGGGCTTGCCACCCTTTACCGCGTCAATAAGCTCATCCAGTTTACCCAGGGTAAGGGTAGCGCCGGTGCCATCCATGGCTATTACCTGGCTAGAGGCGGTGGTGGTATCAATTAGCTTCCTCAGACCATCAAACTGCTTGTTATCTGAAGAATCGCCATAGATAAAGGTCTCCTCAAACTTATCCCTCAGCGCCTTAGCCTTCAGCTCGACCACAGCGGCTTCCAAATCCTGGATATTACTTCGGGTCGCCTTGAGGAAGTTATCCACATCGGCATCACCGCCCATAATCTTCAAGGAAGCCGTTTTCTGCTCAAAGGTCGGTGTTGACTCAGTCCAGGTATCACCAACATTATAGAAATCGATGGTGGGCAGGGTCTTTTCCTGGTTATAGGTCAGGACGTTACCCACAATCTCGATGAAGGGAAGCTGCTGCAGGATAGGCGAGTCCTTGACTATGGTCTCCACCACCCCTTGAAGTAGCATATCGTTTGACAGCTTAGACGCCTCAATTAATGTTAAAGCCATTTTTTATCTCCTTTCTCCGATTGCATATTGAATCTTTTCCTTTGGGGATAGAGCGGAGAGGTCCAATGGTTTCCTCTGGGGCGCCCCAGCCGGGATTCTGGCGGCAGCGATTTCAGCCTCCAGCTCCTGCCTTACCCTATCAACAAGGGCTTGGGCACCGGCTAGAGAAGCGTCAATCTCCTCAATACTATCCCCGACTATCGCCTCCTCGGGCAAACTAGGGTTTGATTTGACCGCCAACGCCCGGTAGCTTGATACTGCCTGCGCCAGCCTGTCCTCCACCTCGGTCAACCTTTGCTCTAACTCAGTTACCGATTGCTTGAGGGCAGCAATCTGGCTGTCCCTCTCGGCTACGGCTTGCTCCAGTTCAGAGATGCGCAGGTCCCTGGCTGCCAGCGCCTGGTCTTTCTCGGCGAGCAATCCCTCAAGCTCGGTAGTCTTGGAACTCCCCAGCTCCTCCCCGGTGGGCTCTCGATTTTGTTTATTATCTGGCAATTTTCGACCTCCTTATGATGGAGATTCCTCAACGCCAAGGTCGGCGGCTGAAGCTCTCCCTCTCTCTACGCTTCTCGTTGACCTAACGTTAAGCTCCTTATTCATCCTGAGAATTGCTTCCCTCTCCCCCAGCCACCGCTTAAACTCATCCTCCGAGTCTTTAACCCCTATTTCATCCATAGCCCTGCGCCGGGAGTGGATACCGCTCTGAACCAGTGCCTGTTCGTTGGCAACCAGCCTGGTCAAATCCTGAGGCAGTATCGGACTCCATATTACCCTTAGCCGGTTATCGCCAAACTCCATTCCCTGGTACCTTTCCAGCAACTTTAGAATCATCCTATTTCTCCGGTTATAGACCGCGGTCCGGATAATCCTCTTTCGCCTCACCTTCTGCAGCAACGGGTTAAGCTCAATCTCAAGGGCTACCCCGGACAAGTCCCTCTCAATGCCACCAAAGGCAGCCCGCGGCGATTCCGCTATATCATGCATCGTCCTATACAGCAGGTTGATATAATCTATGTGCAGCCTGACCCCACCCCCCTGCAACAGGTCAAGCAGATAGGCTTTAGCAT